ATTGGAAATTTAAAAAAGAAATAAATATAAAATGAAAGCAATACTATTAAAACACTATGACTTCATTTGGGCAGTATCTAGGGACTTAATACGTCCTGATAGTTCAAATATTAAAGTTAAAGAAATATTAAAAGCATATCACGAAATTGATACAACAGTTGATGTATTAGTTGAATGCTCAACTTGTGTCAACATTTACAAAGATGCGTTTAAATTAATATTAGCGTATATTGAACAACCTATTGTTGAGGTTTCCGAATCCAAGTTAAATAAGAAATCTAAGAAATAATGGCAAAGTCAATAGATTTTATAAACGAATTACCAAACTACGCTAATCAGTATATCGATATCTGTTTAACACACACTAAAGAGGTTGCAACAGGTTCTGGTAAGATAGTTGAACAAAGGGAAAGGCATATACCTACAATAGCATTTTTTCTTAATATTTGGATGCCTAGAAACGTTGGTGACACAATTTGTACAACAACTTATTATCAATGGTTAAAAGGAGATTGTGAGCTAAAAACGTACACTATAAAAAAGATAGACGACTTATTCCTTGCATTAGCAGGCGATATTGTAGCAAATGAAGGCAAAGGTATATTCTATGCTAAGAATAAATTAGGATGGACTGATAAACTACAAACTGAAAATAGGGATGTATCTATTCTTAATATTGATCCTATTGATAACCCAATGGATTAATGCCACTAAAACAAACAACCGCCTTAAAAAAGATATGTACTTTGAGAAAAAAGTATGTAGCAGTTCGAGGTGGACAAGGCTCGTCTAAAACATTTAGCATATTAACTTTATTGATTAATCATGCAAGTGGTAAACCAAATAGGAATATTTACGTTGTTTCTGCTGAACTAACAAAGATGCGTGAAACAGTTATAAAGGACTTTGTGTTTATTATGACTGAAGCGGGTATATTTAATGCGGATTACTTTCTAGCAGGTACGCTTTATAAATATCCTAATGGCTCAACTATTAAGTTCTTAGGCTTAGATAAGGAAGATGTGGGTAAAGGGTTGAGGTCGCATGTAGTTTACTTTAATGAGGTTAATAAAGTTAACCAGGAAACGTTTAGGCAAATGGCATCACGTTCCGATAAGATTTATTTAGATTATAATCCCGATGCTGAATTTTATATTGATACGGATATTATTCCTAGACAAGACTGTGATTTTGTTCAACTTACATTTAAAGATAATGAATGTTTAAAGGAAGGCGAAAGAGAAGAAATATTAAATTACTACAATAAAGGTTATAATCAAGACGGAACTATTAAAGATGCTTATTGGTCAAACTTATGGCAAGTTTACGGATTAGGTAACATTGGTAACTTACAAGGTATTATATTTGATACCTGGAAGGAAATAGGTTCTATTCCGATTAATGCTGAGTTTATATCTTATGGTATGGACTTTGGGTTTACTTCAGACCCAACTACATTAACAGCTGTTTATAAGTTAGATAAAGACTTATACTTAAATGAATTGATTTATAGCACGGGATTAACTAATAGTGATATAATAGCTAAGTTAAAAGAATTAGGTGTTACATCTCAACAAATGATAGTTGCAGATTCAGCTGAACCTAAATCAATCGAAGACTTAAGACGTGCAGGATTTAGAATAGAGGGTGCTAAGAAAGGCCCAGACAGTATTAGAAGTTCAATTGATACTTTACAACAATATGGGTTGTTTATTACTTCAAATTCACTTAATGCTAAAAAGGAAGCTAGGGCATATCGTTGGGCCACTGATAGTAATGGTAAGAATATAAATGTACCCGAAGACAAGCATAATCACTTTTGGGATTCGGTTAGATATGTTGCCCTTAATCGTTTAAAAAAATCGGTATTTAGATACTCATAAATTGTAAAACGTTTTAAAAAAGGTATATTATTATAATGATTATACCTAATTCATACAACAATTTAACAATTGATCAGTTCCAAAAATTAACAGTTTTGGTAACTAAAGACCAATCTATTGAGAGAGATATATTAATACTTTCTTTACTTACCGGCAAAAGTTCATTTGAAATTGAAAAGTTAAGCCCTACTGTATTTTATAAGTACTTTGCTATGGCTTCATTCATTAACGAACCTATTAAGTCAATCGGTTTAAAAAAATCAACATGGTTAGGTTTAAAGAAATTCAAAGCCATTACTGAGATACACGACTTTACAACTGCTCAACATAAAGACTTTACTGAAATAATGAAAGCAAATGATAATAATTATATTGCTTGCTTACCTAACATATTAGCTATTTGCCACAAAGAATTAACTCTAACGGGTTTTAAATACGATAGTGATAATCATTATAAGAATGCTAAGGTATTCAGTAAAGCAAAGGTTAAGGATGTATTAGGGGCTGTTTTTTTTTATTCAAAATGTTTGAAAAGTTACAGCACGATTATAGAAAACTGTTTGGCATTACATATGAAAACGATAACAGCGATGTTAGAGGAGATAGAAAACGACAAGCCATTTCAGGATTTTTTGAACACTGGGGATGGGAATACTCAGTTAGCTTAACGGTAATTGATAGTGGATTAAGTGAAGACGAAATTTATAAATGGAACGTTTTAAGATTCCACAATAAGTTAAGTTATTTAAAAGACAAAGGTAAATTTGAAATTAGTTTAAATGGCAATAAGTAATGATATAGAGCAATTATTAACAGACTTTAGTGAGAAGTTGGTTAATGATACTAGGGCTTCATTAAAAAATAAAGCTAATGAAAAGGCATCTAGATATGGTTCTAAACAAAATGTTCAAAGTAGGTTATCGACAACTATTAAAGGGCCTATAACTTATGAAGACGGTAGTATTATTTTAAGGCTACAAATGGATAAGTACGGTGGGGCGGTTAATGATGGTAGGAAACCAACAACATCAAGCGGAAGTGGGGATGTTAGACAAAATTTAATACGTTGGATTAAAACAAGGGGTTTAAAAGTTGAGATATCAAAACGAAGGGTTGAAAAGCATAAAGCATTAAAAGATAAGACTGAAAAAAAATCATTTAAAGCTATGTCTTATGAAAAGAAAGTTGAACAAATGGCTTATGCAATTGCTAACAAAATTCATAAAGTAGGTTATGAAGGTAACCATTTTTATGACGAAGTGATTAATGATGGGCGTATGGACGTATTAATAAATGATTTAAAAGAATTAATAAAAACAGATTTTAATTTTGAAATAACAAAACCATAAATGGCATTAACAGTAACACAAACTCCACAACTATTTACGCCTGCTTACAATAGGCAAATATTCTCTGCGATTAGTAGCCAAATAGCTGTAACTGATTTTAAGTACATTGTTACAGTACAAGTAAATGGAGGTGCTATATTAACTGAAAATATATTACAACGTCCAGACGGGCGTGTTGTATTTGATGCAATGGAAAAGGTTAAAAACTATTTAGCACATAAGTTAGTTCCTACTTCATTAACATTTGCTGAAGCTACTAATAATGCAGTTAGTGTAGTTGTTGTTATTAAAGAATATTATTCAGGTGCTATTCAATCAACAAGTTCTTATTCTTATACAGCCTGGAATGCTTGCTTAACTGATGACGAATTTAGAACTTTTAATTATGTGAACTATGTTTCAAATAGTGGCGTTATAAAATTACTTTCTAATAATCCAAATGAGTATTTAAGTCCAGATAATCAAGTTTCTTTGAACTCCGATTTATGGTTGTATTTCTTTAAAGATAATGCTAATACGATTGATGCTAGCTTATTTGATAATGTTGGCACACTTATTGGAACGGTTAGTAAAAACTTACCCGCATCTTCTAACTTAATTGTTTATGGTAATATTGGTGCTAATTTCTTTGATGGTTCGGCTTATACTCCAGTAGTTGGCGATTCAGTTGAATTTGATATTATAACAGGTGGTAGCTCTGTATTCTTTGGTGCTTATACATTTACCGAGCCTTGCACCAATTACACTGAATACAATGTTTATTACTTAAAACGTAATGGTTCTATTGGTTTTAAACGTTTTGAATTACTTAGCTCTGAAAGTGAAACTAAGAAAGTAAATAAAGTTAGAATGAACACCAATGTATTAACTGCAGGTGTTTATGGTTCTAATGTTTGGGATAGAGAAAACAACATAGCATCAACTATAATCACAAATACAATTACTTTAAATTCAAATTGGATTAGCGAAACTCAAAGCATTTCATTAGTTGAGTTGTTTAACAGTCCTTTAGTTTGGATTCAAAAAGAGGGTGGAGATTATACAGCTGTTTCAATTACTGATACTTCATATGCGTTTAAAAAACATATTAACGAAAGTTTATTTAATTATACTATTCAATGCGAATATGACATTCAAGAAACTAGACAAAGAGCGATATAATGGTAAGAACTAGACTAGAGATTACAGATTTAAGCGTTCCATTTGCAGAACAAATACCCGTTAGTATTAATTATAATATAGCAGATATTAGAGAGCCAGATAAGTTTAAAAGTTCTTTTAGTAAGACTATTAATTTAATTGGAACTAATGCAATTAACTTAATATTTGAAAATATCTTTGAAGTTAATGTTGCAACTCAATATTTCAATAAGAATAAAAAAACGAAGGTTAAATACTTTGTAGACGATATTCAAAACTTTGAAGGCGATTTACAATTAATGCAAATTAAGATTAATACTGATAATTCAATAATTTATGAATGTAGTATTAAAGGCGAAGGCGGTTCTTTGTTTACTGATATCGGAGATAATTACATAACAGGAAATGCGGACGTTACAAAGGATTTAGATTTCTCAACTTATAATCATACTTACGACAGAACCGAACAAATATTATCTCGTGGAAATGCTGGTGCTGGATTTGGTTATATTTATGGCCATATTGAAAATGGAAGTAATGGAGGGAGTGAAGTTGTTTTTGAAACTAGGAACTTTATACCAATGTTTCACGTTCGTGAATACGTTAAAA